TATATTTTTGTCTTTAAATAAAGTTGTATATTCTTGATAAGGCGTACTTAAAACAAAGAACTCATTCTTTTTAGATATTGATTTTCTGTTTGTAGAATTAAAATAAAATTTAAAATCTGCGTTATTTAATTTTCCATCTCTACTTAATTCAATAGCTTTTTGTTTTACTAAATAAGGATTGCTGTCCTCTAAAATCATTAATTCTTCTAATGCACCTCTATCACTATTTGATACTACTACTGATTTTGATAAAGCTTCGTTAAGACCTCTGATATAAAATTTATCTTTATTAGAATATTTGTAATTTAGTTCTCCATTATCATCTTCAACTTTTTGATTTAAGAAAGTGCTTAAGTCAAAATCTTCTTGATTAAATGCTTGGAAAAATTGTGTACCTAAATTTTGTTTATCAATATCTTCTTTAACATTAAATAATTTTTTGTTTCCTTCTAAAAATTCTAATTCTTTTGCATTAAGTGCAGTTATTAATTCTGCTCTAATAGTTTCATTTCTTCTTCCACCTTTTTCACCAGCAAAGAAACCTGTACCTAATTTTAAATTAGAAAATCCTTCTAATACTTGTCTAGCATAATCAAAACCTTCTTGGTCATTAATTACTTCTAAATATTTATTGAAACCTGCAAGAAATAAATCATTTGCTCTTTCGCCACTGGTTCCTAAATCCATAAATGATTTTGTTTCAGATTGTATTTTTGCAAATAAATCTTCCATACTTAAATCATCATTTTGTGCTTCTATAAATATTCCAGAATAATTTCTTATTGCATTATTTTGTGTATTCTTTTTAATGAAAGCCATTCTTTCAGCCATGTGCTGTTGTTCTCTTTCATTTCTAAATGCAGATGTTTCATTAAAGAAAGCTTTAGCTTGTGCTATCTGGTCGTAATTACTAATGTTTTCTCTTTCAAAAAATTCTTTTAGTTTTGTTTCATAAACTTCATTCCAGGCATCTGGTGTTAAGCTTTCTGCTATTCTGTTTTCTGAAGCAAATAAATCAAATTCATTTTTAAATTTTCTTGCTTTGTTAGTTAAATCTAACTCCATCATCTTATTAAAATAATGTGGATTAGCTCCTTCTGGTATTTTTCCAGATTTTACTAAATCTTTAAAAGCATTTTTATTAGAATTATAATCTGCTATTGCTCTATTCTTTTCTTTTTCTGAAGTTTTGATTTCTTCTGTTATTGAATAATTAGAAAGTGAAGGAACCAAGCTTGCTAATGATTTAGATAATTGTACTAATCCTTCGCTTACATTTGCTTTCTCTGGCTTATAAAACATATTGTAATCAACAGTTTCAATAGTCATTTCTGGCAATTGATTAAACTCTGGATTTGGGTCTCTTTTAGCCATTAGTCCTCCCACCCATCATAATAAAGACTTTCTGAAGTTCCATAATCGTATGGGTCTACATCTGTTTGGTATCTATTTTGTTTTGCTTTGTAATCGTAATAAGTAGAAGCAAATGATAATCCAGAGGCCATAGCATTATAACCTCTTGTGACTGGTGATACCATTGTAGCTTCTCTTTGATAATTTAAGTCAAGAGCAGGTAAAGTATTTTGAAGATAATTAAATTTACTTCTTTCAATATTTCCTAATATTCTATTTTTGTATGTACCTTCAGTGTCATAGTAATTAGCTAATAAACTGTCATAGGTATTACCTGTAAAGTTTTCTCTATTAGTTTTAAATATTGACCTTTTCTTTCTTGCAACTTTTTCTGCTTCACCAATTTTTTCTAATCTGCCTTTTGTTTTTTCAATAAGCTGTCTGGTCTTTGTGACCATTCTTTGCTCTCTATTTCTTAAAGCAATTTCATTTTGTCGTTCTTGTTGTTGTTTAACTGCCTTCTGTTGTGCAGTTGCAACTTGATATTGCAATACAGCAGATGCACCAGCGACTATTAAAGTTGGATTACACATTATATTTTTACAAATTCATAAAATTTTCTATTTTCTATTCCATAATTAATTTCGTTAATGATGGTAAAGCCCATCCACTTTAACCAATTAACATGAAGTTTATTTCTTTTATCTACATAGTTATGTAGAATTTGATGTTTACCTTTAAGAACATCACAAACATCTTTTGAGTTTCTTAAAAATGATAAACTAATTTTTTTTAAATCATCGGTACCTACCATCCAAATAAATCCTATTAGACCATTAGGTACGACACCAAGCATAGCAACTGGTTTACAATCGCCATTACAAATTACTAAAGGAACTGTACTCATCTTTAATCCAGATAGTAATGATAATAAAGGTGGTAAACCTGTGACTGCTTTTATTTCTTGTTTATCTTCTTCTCTTAAATTTTCAGATAAATAAATACAATCATTTTCACTTGCTAATCTTAAATGAGGTTTATGAGTTGGATGCTTGAGAAACATAATATCCTTCCCACTCTGCATTTACAAAGTTGCATGGAAGATGACTATTGTTTTTTAATTGAATAGTTAAATTCTCATTTCTACTTTGTACTGCGAAAGTAAAATCTCCATCCTCAAGGTTTACTGTACCAGCTAATCCTGTTCCAACAATTGTACCTGTAAATGTTGCACTTGAAGTAGACCTTCCAACTGGAGTGACTTCTGATTGAAAAAATCCTGTATCATTAAAAGATACAGTCCAGTTTCTTATTTGAAGTCTACCTTCTCTAATTCTAGTTCTTGACCCTTGTGTATTTTGACCAAGAGCAAGATATTGTTGTGAGAATGTATAAGCAAATTCATACTGCTCACCTATAAAATAATTAAATCCTGTTATATCCCCAGCTACAGTTAATGTTGTTCCTGTTTGTGAGGCAAGCGTTATATCTCTTCCTGCTTTATTTGAAGCTCCACTTTTACCTACAAGTTTCATTGTAGCATCAATTGTGTATGGAAGAGTTATTGTAGTGACATTGGTTCCAGAATTATAGCTTTCAGTTATTTGTGTATTATCAAGCTTTCTATCTAAATGTGTTAGATAACTTTCACCTGTATCTGTAGACGCAGGAGCACAATCAACTGTTTCTATGTAAACACCATCTGACCTTTGGATTACTAAATATAAAGTAGTTCCAATAAAATCTACATTTAAAATAGTAGTGTTTGCATCGGCACCAATTTTCCATCTATGCCAAGAACTCTGTAATCTTCTGCTTTGTGCAAAGAACCATTGGTAAATATATAAATTATTTACTTCTCCAGACTTACCACTTAATGCAACTAAAATATTTTCATTAGATGCAATTGCAATTTTAAAAACTTCTGAAGGTACATACTTTGGAATATTAGCTGTTATATCTTCACCCTGGTTTGTTTCACCATCGGCTTCAACATACATTTCTCTAACTCCAGTAAACTGACCTTTGTTAAAAAGAAAGAATACATTATTACCAGAACCTTTAGGCTGAACACTATCTAGTGTTTCATATTCTGTAGTGACATTAACAGACACACTTGATGGAGATAAGCTTGCACCCCCAGTTAATATGAATTGTGTTTGGTCACTAAATAATAAAAGCTTCTCATCAAAAGCAACTGCGTGTTTTAATATTGAGACTTTTGTATGAGCAACATTTATATCTATTGGGTCTGTATCTAAACTGTCTGTGACTGTTTCATTAAAAAATTCAAATACTTCACCAGACCTAGATAAAATTACATTTTCATCTGCAAGAAAACCTAATCTGTTTCTGTGAAAATAAATATCATTTATCTTACTTCCAACAAAACTTGGATTAGGTGAACTGTCTAAATCACCTACAACTCTTAAACCCCAACTAGGAACATCATAAGAAGTTGATGATATATTATAAGAAGACCCATCAACTTGTGTAAATCTAAAATTACCATCTGCTGTTCTAATTAAAACATGAGGCATTGTATTTGGGTCTAATTTAGTTTCTATACCTGGAGCTACTGTTTCTTCCCAAATGTTTGTGCTTGTTTTAAAAATTACATAATAATTATCAAAACTATTTGAAGCATCACCTTGTACTTCAACAACCATATTATTTATAGCTTGAGCTGGTAAATCAGAAAAGTTTTGAACTTTATCTTTTACAACTTGTGAAGCCTGGTTTCCATAACCATCGGATGCTGAAACCTCAAGTGTGCCAGAAGATTTTACAATTGAAAAACTACTGTCACCAATATTTGCTAAAGTAATATTAGATGGACTTCCTACTGCACTTTTTAATCCATCCCTAATGTCTTTTGTGTTTGAATTAGAAGATGTAAAAGTCGTTGTGGTTCCATCAATCGTCACTGAATATGGAGTGTTATTTATACCTTGTGTGACTGTATAAACTGCTTGTTCTATTTTAGCTGGACTTGTGACCGAGCTGTCCATAGCTACAGTTTTTTTAGTATTTAAAATATAAGTATAGTCATTAACAGTTAATGCTTTGAACTCACTTCGAGGATTAGTCGAAGTTAAATAGTTTGTAGCATTAGTCTGGTTTACAACTGTTTTAGCAACTCCATCAACAGTATAAACAACAACACTGCCATTAGTAATAACCACAATGTATCGTTCAGAAGCATCCCTATTGATTGTATGAATAAATGCGTTTGATAATGTTGAACTAGAAATTTTTGCTATGTGTTTTGTAGGTGGTCTTTTTTTCAGACCTTCAACAACACCAGAAAAACCATTCTCTTGAGCTGTCGCTTGATTTTCTAATCTTAATATTTCTGGTTGTTGAGACACACCCCCAATCAAATTGGGTATACTTCTAGTTATTAAAGGCATTTTAATTACACTATGATTGCAACTACTAAAGCTATAGCAATTAAAGCGATTGCAACTTTATGGTCTGTCCAAAAGTGCATCATTTTTCTCTTAATCATTTCCATGTTGTGTCCTCCTTAATCAATTAATTTGTATGACCTTGACCTTGCAACAGTCGTCATTTGGTCGTGACTGTTAAAGATACTGTGGTCTGCAACAGAAGCTTCTGCTTGTTTTAATATTGATAGAGCAACCAATTCATCTTGTTGGCTAAATCTATGTAAAGCGTTAGCTCCTAATGTTCTGTCGTGGAATATTCTTGATGCTCTAATAGTTATATATCTACGAGCTTGTTCTGGAATATTTTCAAAATCTAATAAAGATACAATTGTGACATTCTCAAAGTTTTTATCAAATACAAATGTTTCTTTTGCTA